ATGAATGGAAACACTTTTGGCAAGCATTTGACTTGATCGTGGATCTCAAACATGAGGTGTTGGACGATATCCAACGGTCTCATGGACAAGATCTATATAGTAAGTTTGGGATTCGCGCATTTACTCAGGATGAGCCAGGCGGAGAAGGTTACGCATGGGCATTAAACAGTGACCAAATGGCCAAAATGGTTAATCCCAAGTTCCGAAGTGCTCCCGACAATCCACGCTACGCTCAGTCAAGCTGAGAGTTCTCCAAACCGATCACCCTCAGCTTGATGATGTTGCTGATCTGCCAGTTTTTAGTTTCCAGGCCTTTCATCAACCCCAGATAGCGGTTCCTCACATGCGCAACTTCGCCTATGATGTCATGCATATCACACAAAGGCTGTTCGCCATCGAGATATTTCTCGATGGCGCGGTCACTCAAATCACGATTGTAATGCTCAGTGAATTTGCGATACAATTCACTTCGCTTTTTGTCATACCTCACATTGAGATGTTTTAGAATACTTTCCACATCTTGCAACTGAGTGAATCTGTGAGTTGTGTGCCCCGGCAGATCCTGGGCATTCTTTTCCAAGCTGCCCGTTATACGTGTTTCGATCTGTGCTGCATCCAACTCGGCATTGTAATAATCCAATGCCATTGGCAATGCAGCCATATCCCTCACAACTCGGTTATACCACAAGTGGGATTACTCCTCCCACTCTGAGCCGTCTTCCACATCTTCATCCAGCTCAAGCGCTGTGTTGATGGCTTGATCGAGAACATCATCCTCTCCCAAGATGTCATCAAACCAGCGCAGATCCGCGCCCTGTTCCACAAACACCTGCACAATATCTTGTGCTGCTTGTGACTTTTTGCTTGTAGGAACGTATTCCTGCAACAGATCCCATAGTTCCAAAACCATACCAGCTTGCATGTTATTCCTCCGTGTCTTGTACAGCTTCGGCTTCCACAATCGCCTCACCCTGTGCCACTAGAGCCCTTTCCTTGTCAGCAAATTCACGCATGATCATGTCCAGGATTCCGTCAGTGTTGGCGTTGTATTCCTTGCGGTAATACTTATGTTCTTTGCCTGCAAGGTCAATATAGGTATAGCGGTTGCCTTCTTTGGTAATCAACTTGCGTGATTCCAAAAGGTCAAACAGACCCGAGAATTCGTCCATGCCGGTTGTGTAGGGGATCTTGACTTGAATGTCCTCGAAGGGCTTGTTGTATCGCGTCTTCATCACTTTGCATCCGGCGCGAATACCCATTACTTCGGTGGTTTTGTTGCCTTCGTCATCTTCCTTGAGCTTCATCTTCTTCATGGCTACCACAATACTGGCAGCATAGATAGGCCCGTTACCACCCGAAATCTTGTCATCTGGGTTGTAGGGATCCTGACTTGCATAAGTGTGATTGGTGCAAACCATGCCCACATTGTAGTTGCCAAACATGTTGACACAGTTGCGAACCAGGGCTGCCAAGGCCTTGGGCTTGCGACCCATGTCACCTTTCATATCACCGGCTTCAAACTGATTGATGTCAGTGGGGGTCAGTAACATACCCAAGCTGTCAATAACGAACAAGGTCTTGACACGCTTTTCCACAGGCTGATCCTTGTAATCCTTCATGAACATGCTGATGAGTTTGGCAACGTCATCAATCATGCTAAGGCTCACTTTGAGAAGTTTATCTTCTGCCGTGCTTACGCCCAAAGCCGTCAGCCAGCTTTCGTCCAAGGCGTTTTCAGTGTCGATGAGCACAACAAAAATGCCCTGTCGTTGCGCGTCGCGAATCAAATTGGCACTACAAATAAAGCTTTTCCCACTGTTGTGGCTACTGATCCCATCTCCCCAATACCTGTGGTTAGGGTGCATTACTTCAAAATCATAGCAATGTTGGGGATCGACTGATTCCACAAACAATATTGTTTCATTGCCATTGCGTGTAATAATAACATCACCCACATTGAGCTCTGATGCCAATACCCATTTATGATCAGACATTTGAACCATATGTCGTTCAGCACAGACTGTGGTAAAGTGTTCGGTTCCGATTTTGGTCATAGGCATGATGCCTTTATCAAACCACTGTCCTATTGGTTGGTAACCATCAGGAGTATCTATTTCAATCTCATACTCGTTTGTATGATACAGAGTGTTTAGCTCTGCAACATTTACTTCTTTTTCAAGATACATATTCATTTTTTGTTTATATCGTATCTTTACTATTGCTGTTTCAGGCAAACATCCAGACTCTCCTGCAAAAACTGTGACTTTTCCCAGGGGCACGCCACGATAGAAGTCGCCGCTGATGAGATAGTTGAGTGCATAGTTGCCTGTATCAATCCAGTCAGTGGGATCGTTAAATCCAAAACTGATGCCGTCAATACTTTTGGTGAGATCTTTTCTCAACTTTGATAAGTCGAAAGGTTTCATACTTCATTTCCTGTAATAGAGAAAAACAGAGGTTGAGTTTCCTCAACCTCTGTAGCCTGTGCTCACTTCTTTTGGCGAGCGCGGATTGCAGCCAAGATCTCATCTGGTGAGCTGGGCTTGCTGGCCTTGACTTCAGTTGTCGCTGACGCATCCTCCCACGGTGGGGTATCAGCAGCCACACTTTCCTGAACTGGCTTGTTAACAACCACTTGTGTGGGACGTGCAACGGGCGCAGGAGCAGCACTAACTGCCTCACCTGTGTCAGTAACACGCATTCCGTTGGGCTTGAAGTATTGGCCCCAACGATCCATGTCGTATGGTTGGTCTTCCACGCTGGCCTGGAACATTTCCATGATTGCCTGAACCCCGTCTTGGTCGGGCTTCTTGGGCAGGAAGCTGCTCAGGTTAAACAAACCATACTTCTCAATAGCAGCATGCTCGGCTTCGTTCAGCGCCCGCTCTTTCATGCTCCAGCTTGATGTTGCATAGTTTGCATATTGTCCCTTGGTGGTCTTGGTCAAGTAAAAATCACGACCGTTCTCGTAATCAGTTGGACTGTTCTCCAGATCGGGGCGCAGCAAGATGCCCTTGACAATGTCAAAGATGCTGGGATTGATCACCTGACGACGGATAGGATTTTCCGGAGTATTGTCTTCTTTGTTGGGATTTTGAGTAACAAAGCTTTGAAACAAATAGCTCTTTTTGCGATAATACTTGCGAGCAAGATCAACCAAGCTTTCGTCCTTCCACCAAGGGCGGATTTCTGCATTGATTGGGCAGCTACCTGGTTTCCACATATCCATGCTGGGAACCTGCACTTCACACGATTTGCTGTCGCTTTGGCCCTTGATGCCACGGAATGGCAAACGAACCATGAGACGTTCAACCCAGAAGTAATCGTTACTTGGATCGCCGTCGGGTAGGAAACGAAGTGTTGCTGTGCTGCCTTCGGGGTTTGTCCAAAAAGGATAAACCGCATTGTCTGACCAAGAAGTGCCGGATTTTGTTCGGTCTTTGATCGCTTCTTGCGCCATGAGTTTAGCTTGAATGTCTTTTAGTGATAGTGCCATTTTTGTGTGCCTTTCATGTGCCTATAAATGTGCCTAGATAGTTTGAGACATCTTTCTGTCTCTCTCTAACATGACTATTTATACCACATCACACAATAGATGTCAAAGACACCGACAGATTTTATTACATACCAGCTAGTGTTCTCATGCGTTCCAGATCAGGGTCCACATCATCATCAGGCTGCACAATGTCTTTAAGTTGTTGCTGAGTGTGATCTGGATCGTTTTCCCATTCTTGACGCCACCAGTCGTTGCTGCCAATCAGAAACTGCAACGTGTCCTTGAGAGCGTGTTCATCACTGTCAGCTTCCTGCTTGTAATCTTGGTAACTGCTATGTGCCAAATCATGGGCTGCGGTTTCATCATCATGTATTTCAGATACCGGATCAGTCATTTCCTCGCTTACCAGCCAGTCTTGAAATTCGTCTAGCTCAGGTGCAGGTGATGCCACTCCGCGATAATACTTTTGCAAAGTGGGTATCTGATCTCCACAGCATGTTTCTGCTGTGCTCAGCAGCCATGCAGGCAACCCTGGTGAACTGCTGCGTGATGGCTGCGACTGTGCACTTATCATTTTATGATAACCACGCGGACCGCTCCAAGTTTGTAGTTCCTGATTGATGCCGTGTATTTGCTGATGCAATTCAGCTATCACTGATGTTAAGTTGGAATCTGTCTGTGCTGCTGCTCGCAAACGGCGACTGGCTGTTTTGAGATGATGCAAATCTTCACTCAATCCTTTGATATGCGTTCCCACTT